TGTAATAGCCATGATAGCCCTTTCTTAGCGCGAACAAGCCGCTCGGAATCTCTCCGAGAAGTTATCCACCTCTATTTGTGTTAAATCTGTGTCCTGTGTAGACACGCTAGGGAGGTCTAGGGCGCAAACAGCGTTAATCCCGGAGCTTCCCGTACTTACGCAGCCTGCGACGAGCAGTAGCAGCGTCAGTGTTGACAGTAATTGCATTAATCCGCTCCTGAGTGTCTACATAGTCCTGTAAATCATCGACCTTTCGGTCTTTCTTGGCATCCCTGCGGCCTGCTACGAAGATAGCACCTACGAGGGAGAGCACAGCTAGGGCTGATGCGAACATCTTCCCTAACTTACTCAATAAGAAAGCGGTCACTTGACTTGCTTAGCGTATGCGTCCATACCGAAGGCAGCGCCTGCGAACATGAAGACAGGAGTAGTGAGATACTCAGCTACCTGCACTGCCTCTGGCATCCACATACCGAGTACATGGAATACACCGACGAATGCAAGCATAACCATAGCGACTTCTCGTTTATACGTCTTCTGCATGTTATTTGCTCCTTGATTTGAACAGAGACACTAGAATAGCCATGAGAGCCTCTAGGAGGCCCGTCAGAGGGGTGTCTGTGCTTTTGACAGGTACTAGGGGCGTAGAGAGGAACAAAGCGCGCTCTGCCTCCCTACGACGAGTAAGCCCTTTGAGGACTTTCTTGCCCTGCTTGTTCCACCGAAGGAGTTCATTAGCAGCATCGTCGTAGCGACTAGCGTTAATGCGCTTCAATAGTGTTGAGCTCCGGAAGTTAGTAGCACCTAGATTATAGACGAAGCTACATAAGGCGTCGTACTGCGGCTGTGCAAGGGGTGAGGTAACGGCTGAGTTCACAGCCTTCTCTACCCATGCCAAATCACGCACGAGCAGCATATCGGCCTCAGCCTTAGTGATCGCCATTCCTAGCTTAGCAGTCTTTGTGTGCCCGTAGCCAATGGTAGGTACATCATCAGGAGTAGGCATATAGCCTTCTAAACGAAGACCTTCGAACTCTTTGATGAGGTCTAAACCTAGCTTACTGATCTTCATTTGGATGCAGCTACCTTCTTGTCATGAGCTTCGATCTCAGCCAGTAGCTGCAGAGCGTTAGCTCGCTTGCCCTTAATGACGTGTTCTGCATTGCGTAGTGCAACAGCCTGAGCTTCCTTGAGAACCGCTGCTTTAGATGCAAGAGCGACTGTGCGCTCGATTGCGTTCTGCTCGAAGCGGTCCTCCGCGTAGTTCTTGAAGTGCTCCAAGAGTTCAAGGAATACCTTGAGCTTACGTTCGTCAGCCATGATACGGCCTACTGACCGAGCGGCCTCACGACGGAAGTTAGAGGAGAATCCCTCTACGTCCTGTGGGAGTTGTAGCTTAGACTCGTTAGAGATTTTAACACGAGTCTTCTTGACTGGCTTAACAGTGGTTGTCTTATCTGACATGGGTCTGTTCCTTTACCAACGCTTCTTGAGCGAGGCTATCATTGAGGGACGTCCGGCTGCATAACCAGCAGCGGCGGACATTTGATTGGGTAGAGAACGACCATTACCGAGAGGATTCTTCATCATCTCGTCATAGTTCGCTCGTTGTGCTGCGTACAGCGCGTGTTCGTCATCTATAGCTAGGCTCTCAACCCAGTTCCGTACTGATCCTGCTAGAGCATCAATTCTGTCATCGTGAAAGAGAGCACCGCGATCTCGTGTGATCTTAGCCATCTGTGACAGCAGACTGTAGGAAGCTCTGCGTTCAGCAGGGTACTTCTGACATGCTTGCCATTCGGATTCAATCAGGGACTCTTCCATAATCAATCGACCAGAACCAATTACGGGTTCTAGGGTGTCAATGATACGGAGTTCCTTCTGTCCGGATTCCCAGATGTCTTCGACTTCACATAGATGCTTCTTGAAGAGGATGGGCTGCAGGACGTTAGATAACGCACCAGAACCGTAGTTCTTCTCAATAGTGACCTTATCTGGCTTGTGAGTAGTTGCGATAGCTGTGAGAGCGTCTAGGCTGGCTGTGTCGAGCCCTCCGGGGACGCCGCCTACTGCTATCACGAATACCTTACCAGAAGAGAACCTAGTCACTGCATACGCTGTCTCATCGCCGTTCTGTCCACCACCCGCAGGGTCAATGTACATATGCGTACCGTCATACGGTAGGAACTCATTAGAGTGCCCAGCGATACGATACATCTTATCCATTAACGGGTAATCAGACGGAGTACTGATGAGATGCTGAGGAGCGGCCTGTGCGAATAGCTGCACGGGTACGTTCTGAGCAGGGATGTTCATAAAGAGAATCTTAGAGAGCTTAATAGGGAAGCGCTCGGAGTCCGACAGTCGCGTGTCCAGCATGTGCTGTAGTTGGAAGTATGACGCGCCTTGGTCGATCTCTTTCTTAACGAGCACCTCTTCACCGAGGATCACGTTGTCTGTGGGCCTACCGCGTGTGCCGTCCATACCACCACCTATCCGAAGAGAGGGGTCAGCATCCATAGCATTACGGATCATAGGCGCTAGGAACGTACCGTAGTTGTCGATCTCTTTCTCTGTAGGGTAACGTCCCGGCCAGATACGAATATCATAACCACGGCCCGGAAGGCCATTATAGATAGAGTCAACGGACTGAGGTGTCCCTAGATAGATGATGTCGCCTGTAGAGTTAATGGATGTGAAGTCACGACTCAAGTGAGTCAAGCGTTCACGCATCTCAGCAGACGCAGAGTTCTTCTGTGACTCGATGTCATCCGCGATGAGCACATCAGCTCGTTTACCCTGCATGTTACCTGTGATACCCATACACGCCACAGAGGGGGACTTCTCAGCGCCCTTGAGGCTGTAGTGTATGTCGAATGCCTCAACTGAAGCTCGGTCGCCCTTAGAGCGATCTGGGAGCATACAGGAGAGTTCTTCCATACCATTCAGAATCTGTAGAATCCAGTTACTGATTTCCTTAGCCATCTTGTCACCAGAGGAGACGATCAGGATACGGGTAGTCGGGTCATGGATCAAACGCCACACTGCATACGCAGCAGTAACGGTAGTCTTAGCTTGCCCACGCTGGGCTTGAATCATACGAAACTGTGGTCCGGTCTGCAAGTAGTCCGCCATGTCGATCTGATTAGGTGTGCACTGAAAGTTCATCAGGCCAGTAATCACGTCATAGAGGAACTCATTGAACTCAGGATACGCTTCTTGTACGAGTTTAAGCTGGTCCCAGCGCTCTCGCGGGGTCAGGCTAAGATGGTCATTCATTAACGATCAGTGGAAGTGTCGTAACCGCTTTGAGGTTAGGACGGTTGCGCTTCTTAGCTGCGAGGCGCTCTTCCATTTCAGAGAGTTCATCTAAGGTCTCTGACTCCAGCGAGATGCTGTTGTCCTTGAGGAACTTAGTGATAGCACCGAGCATAGCTGGATTAGCTAACTCAGGCGTGGACTCATATTCGTCTAATACTTTAACAAAGAGCTCGGTTACTTTATTATGCAGATTCCCTAGGGACTGCTCGGTGGATGCTCCTTTAGCCATGATGGCCTCCTTATTCTGTTACGTTAATGTGGACTGGTCCTAATGAGAACTCGCGTTCCCCTAGTAAATCCCCACAGTTATATGATCCGACGATCTCTAGGGTTAAATCACCTACAGGTGCTAACTCAGGGATAGTGGTCTCAATAGAGTATTCCACGGGCTCTGGGTTCATAGGAAGCGCTGTGATCTTTCTGGGCTCCACTATGTAAAACCCATCCTCACCACGCCATACGCGAGACGAGGAACCGGGGCACTCTGTCTCTTTAGTGAGCGTCCAGTGCATGATCGTTGTCTCACCAGCATTCGCATCTCCGTGGGGGAGCCATGTACCGGATATACCGGGAGGTGTGCTGTAGCTCGCGTAAGTCTTGATCCCCTGATAACCAGTGGATGCACCTTGTACTACAAGCAAGGCGACTGCAATAGGCATTATATCGAAACTCATTAGCCTACGCCAATCGTCTTTAGGACAGTACCGATGACTGTGGTTAATACAAGAAGCAGGAGCACCTTAGAGGTGTTCTCCATGCTTGCGACTCTTCGTTCTAGGTCTTTTAACTTCTGTTCGAGGACAGCTACCAGAGACTGCTGGTCGTGATCGGGCATGATGTAGCCTCCGGCTAGTTGTGAAAGGGGTAGACGCCCCCGAAGGGACGCCTAATTGTTAGGGCTTATTAGGCCATGCGTGTGCGTTAGGGAAACCCGCTTGCTGTGGTACATCAAGGAGCTCCTGACGGTACGCACCCATAGCAGCTTGCTCCGCAAACCGCAGGCTTGCGCCGTTTGATCCTACGTTGCCTTCCAGCTTGACCAAGCGATTGGATTGATTGCTCTGCTGGTCATCTAAAGTCTAGCATCATCAATCATGCTGCATCGTCCTCTTCCTCTGGGACGTTGAGTTCCTTTACCTGCCCTAGTGCCTGTGCAAGAGGTGCAGCGTATCGGTACGGTAAGTCTAAAATATAGTGCTCAAGTTGATCGAAGAATCCTTGAGGCACAATTACTTTTTCAGTGTCCATGTTGTAATCCTTAAATAGGCTTAGAAGTTACCCCCAGCCTTGTTAGAGTTTAGTTCATTGATCCGCCAGACGCGCCAGCACCCATATCGACAAAGCCCTTTAGCGTTGCTCCCTTATAGAACTCAATACGATCAAGTGATGAGTTGTAGACCATACGGATGCGAGCTGTGCCGCCAACGACACCTAGTTCCATGTGCTGATCGCTTGCCATTGCAAAAGCACCGCCGCCGTAGTCACCGTTGGCGCGGACACCATATAGCTTGGAGCCTTCGTCAACGAGACCTTGACCCGTAGATGTGTTCAGACTGTTCTGCGTCTTAATGGCAATGTCTGTATTCTCCACTTCACCAAATCCACCAATAATGATGCCTGTGTTCCACTTACCAGAGGTAGAAGCATCATTACGGATACGGATAGCAGCGCTGTAACGTCCGTTGCCAGAAGTACCACCAGAGAATGTACGTGCAATGATGTCCATGCCATAGCGGTTTGCGTTAGTGTCTGCACCATTACCCTGGATGTTCAGCTCTAGTCCGATCATGCCACCAAGTGTTGCAGCGTCTGTTTCGTCCTTACATTGCAAATGACCACCAAAGATCACACCGTTGTTGCTGGCAGTTTTGCGAGTAACTCCGCTGAGTGAAGTACCTGCTTCCCCAGATGTGTTTGAGGTTGTGCTGGATGTCATCTCTGCTGAGATTGCCCAAGGCTTTGCCGCAGGGTCACCAGTGCCTGTGGTGGTGAATTGCACCTTCAATGCGTGAGGGTTTACGTTACCCTCTGCTGTACTCACGTTGCGCTGGAAGTACACAGCTGCAGCACCACGCGCCAATGTGGATGAGTTAGACTGCACAAACAGTTCGCAGTTTGGAGATACCCCATCTGAAAGGTCTGAGATGTTCAGTGTTGGCAGAGCACCAGATGTACGGAGGCGGTGACGTGCGCCACCATCTACATCCAAGGCAGCAAGGGGGGTTGATATACCGATACCTAAACTACCAGATGCGTTAAAACGAGCGTACTCTGTGTTCACTCCGCCACCTTGGCCTCGGAATATGATCTGCCCGTCAGAAGCTCCCTTGCGGCTGTCAAGGTAGGTGGCACCACCGGAGTTGGATAGCTGGGTGTACTCATCAGAAGCACCAGTGTCGGTCAGTGTGATGACTGGAGTAGACCCAGTGAGGCTCAAATCGTCTCCGATAGTCACGTCACCTGTGAAGGTTGCGTTAACAAACGTAGGGCTGTCAGTTGTGCTCACACCTTGGTCGAGGTTCAAGTCGGATACTGAGAGCGCTGCGGCTGCTGCATCAAGACCTGTTTGCACACGGTCTGCTGCTGTTGCTGCTGCATCAGCGTTAGTAAGGACGAGATCAGCAGCTGTGTCTATTGTATCCTGATTAGTGGCTACGAGATCAGCAGCTACGGCTAACTGGTCTATATTCGTTTGAACTAGATCAGCAGCGGTGTCCACAGCGTCTGCGTTAGTCAAGACGACATCAGCATTAGTTAATACTAGATCAGCGGCTGCTGCGTTCTCTGATACAAGCGCTGCTGCTGCGGAAGCCGCTGCTGCTATTACGTCTGCATTGGTTAATAGCAAATCCGCTGCTGTGAGCGCTGTAGCGGCCTCAGCCGCGAGGGCTGCTGCCTCTGCGCGGTTGCCTGCTACGATAGGGCTCTCAGTGCCTTCTACGCGACCGTCAATGAGTTCTTGGTAAACCATGAGTCCCTGCTTAGCAGAGATATCTAAGTTAGCGGGGGTTACGTCTGTATTGGCTGCGAAGTTAGCTGAGAGTGCCGTCTTACTCACAGTACGCAATACCTCTACAGTGTCACCGATTGTTAGTGTTGGAATAACTGAAATAGCAGAGTCGTCAATCCATGAGAATGAAGTATAGACAGGATCACCTGATCCGTCTACTGCAGCATTCACACGAACTTGTACGTCTGCACGAGACAAGAATCCTAATGCGAAGTTCACCGCGAAGGTCTGTGCTCCACCAGCATATGTGGTTGTGTTAGTTGATAGACCCATGATGGTCCCCTTCTTGGTTATCTTC